ATGTCCAACTGAAACATATTCGATGCTTTCTCTAGGTATATAACTTTGAATTATTACATCTGTTTCTTCAGATACATTATCGGCTATTACAGTCCAATCTTCAAAAGCAACGTCTTGGAATATATTAACTGCATTCCATAAGCAATTTCTATTATTGATGTACTTCGGTTTTACTTTATTGTAACCGGCATCTGATATTCTATATATTATTTTCATTATTTAGTAATTTAACTTGATGTAATGCTGAAGCAATAACTTGATGCATGTCATAATATTTGTAATCTGCTAATCGACCACCGAATATAATTTTATCTTCTTTATCCATTAATGATTTATATTGATTATATCTATCATTATTTACTTCATCATTTACTGGGTAATACGGCTCACCTTCAGTAGCTGGGTATTCACGAGTAATAACAGTATGTTTTTGTTTACCAAATTCAAAATGTTTATGTTCAACAATTCTAGTATAGGGCACACTAGCTTCAGTATAATTTATAGCAGCATTACCTTGATAATCATTAATATCTAAATATTCACTTTCAAAACGTAATGAACGATATTCTAATTTACCAAACTCATAATCATAAAACTTATCAACGGGTCCCGTATAAATAACTTTATTGTGTTCTGGTAGTGTATCTTTAAAATAATCAACACCTAGCTTAACTTTGATACCATCCAATAACTTATCAAATATTTGAGTATAACCACCTATTGGGATACCTTGGTATCTGTCATTAAAGTAATTATCATCATATGTTAATCTAATAGGTAATCGTTTAATAATTGAAGTAGGTAATTGTTTTGGATCACGTCCCCACTGTTTAGTAGTATATCCTTTAATAAATTTTTCATATAATTTAGGTCCAACTTGAGATAATATCCATTCCTCTAAATTATCTGGTTTATTATTAGGTATTTTTTCCAATTCAAGTATTGACTCAGCTTGTTGGGGTGTTGTAACTCCATACATCTGATATAATGTCATCAAGTTAATTGGGAAAGAATAAATATTACTACCATATTTGACTTTAGGTCTATAGGTAAAATGATTAAATTCAGCGTATTGATTTACGTAATCCCATACTTGCTTATTATTAGTATGAAATATATGAGGACCATAAGTATGAACATTGATTCCATCTACATCAGTAGTAAAACAATTACCCCCAATGTGATCTCGTTTATCTATTACTAATACCTTTCTACCAGCATTAGTTAATTCTCTAGCACATATAGAGCCAAATAAACCAGCTCCAACAATTAAATAATCATACATTGATTTCTAAATCTATTACAACATTATTTTTATTACCACTATTCCAGAACAAACTAATTAAATGGTTTCTTCTTTCAAATATATTTTTCCAACTTTTATATAACTTAATAAAGTCTTTTTTCTTTTTAATTGTTACAATGGTCATCCCCCATGATTTTGGATAATTACATACTCTAATAAATTCATCTTCATAATTTAAATAGGAAATATCAAAAAAATCCTTTATACCTTCTTCTACACGAGGCCAAGATTCATTATTAAAAGTATCACACTTACCTTCAGGCCAATTACTATCATGAAATGCAATAAATCCACCTTCAACAACATGAGGGTACCAATGATATAATTCAGACATAACTTGTTCTTTGATATGAAATGTATCAACAAATAATCCTTGAATTGGTGTTTCCCAATATTTTCCAACTGTAGATGAATCACCTAATATTTTAGTATATCGAGGGTTGTTCCCAACTGATGGTTCTAAATACTTCCAATCTACATCTACACCAAATACTTTATTAGTTTCATCTGTCATTAATAAGACTGCTGAAGATACTCCTGTACGAACACCTAAATCAACAAATGTTGAATTTGTATAATTAGATGCTACTTCTAATAAAGGAACTGCATTAGTACCTATATCAGTGTTAAAAAATTGAGCTATTGATGGGTTCATCTTAATAATATGTGTTTTTGATTTGATTCATAAATACTTCTACTTCATTTCCAATCATTTTACGATATAAGTTAAAATTATTAAAATGCCAATCAAAATTTGTAAATATATCTTCAATTAATTCTTTAACTCCATCAGTACTATCAAACTTATATTTTGAATCTATTGTCACATCTTGAAAGAATCGAGCACTGCCATTAAATGATGTTATTAAAGCACAACCACAAGTTGCTGCTTCGCGTGGGAATTTATCTTTGCCTGGATGATTGCCAAAATCAATATATAATTTACTTTTAAGCATTAGTTCACGTAATTGATCCCTATTCATATCAATCAATGGAATAAATTTAATATCCGGGTTTTCATCCATTAATTGTTTAGTTATTTCAATACCTTTTTTAGGATTATACAACACAACATTATCTCTATTTTCATGAGTTATATCTGTAATGTAATCTCTATTAATATAATCAAATAATGGATAAACATATTGAGCGCCATTATTAAGTAAGAACCAATATGCGTATTGTGATTGATAGAAATGATGTACGTTTAGGTATTCGGGTTGTGTTAGTTTTAAGTGAAAGTCTTTCTGATCACTACCTAATCCATTATCTACTGATAACCACCATATTGATTTCTGTATATTAGTAAATTGATCTAATACATCTGGCCATATTTCAGGGATAATAATTAAATTTTCAGGTGAATCAATAATCTCACTTGTAATATCGTCTTTAGTAATATATTTGTTATATGCTAGTGGGATATTAATTTTTGATTTATGATAATCTGATTGTACTATCTCATACCAATTACTATTATGTTGTGGATGTACTGCTGGGTGGATTAATACCATTTTAGTATTGAATCCTAATTCTTTATAAGCTGCGGCCAAACTATAAGAACACTCAATTCCTCCAGTTTCAATATCAGACGGCCCAAAAATATAAACTATAGAATCTTTAGTTAATTTAATCATATTTAAATGTACATTATATTAAATTGTGGGAAGTGAAGATGACATATATTCTCCATCATTAAATTTTTGTGACTTGGATCGTGAAGTGTTAATTTTTGGATTGTTTCCAATAATTTAATATATGTTGATTCTTGAAGTAAGTGCTCTTTTTTTAAATTATTACGTTCAATGCATTTTTTTAAAAACGTTTCACAACTCCATCCTTCAATATATTCCCATATTCTTCCATTATATTCGGAGAGAGATTGAACATGATTGTATGTTTCGTCTATATAATGGGCGTCATTTAAATAATCAGTTTTAGATACATTAATAATGTAAAAATTTGTTTGTGGCATGAAATCTTCTTTTATAATTCGATCAAAATCAAAATCATAATTTACCATACCTCCATATCCGATTCCATTTAAATAATAAAAATCAGCTTCACTAATTTCCTTATCTAATAACTCTGAATGAATAACCATATCATTAGCTGATTTGAATAACCATTCAATGTTGTTTTCTTTACAATAATTAAATATAGCATTATCTAAATCAGCAGTTCCAAAATTATGTCCCCTATTATTAGTTGAATTTAGTAAAATGCAATTTGGAAAATGATGTCTGCACATTTTGGAATAATCTTCAACAAACTCATCATTATCAAAGTTAGTTGCTATTATAACATATGCTGCTTGATTAATTACATCCCTACTATAGGCAAAAAACTTATCTGAATTAATTAAGTCATCATACTTACCTATATATCCTATAGTACCATATGCTGCTTTATTAAAAAGTTGATTTAAATTCATCAAATGTAATTAAATTTAATAGTTCTTTTCGATTATCATTAAAATACTCCCAATCTGTAATTTGTGGATTGATATCTTCTACAAATTGATTTTGAAAATAATTTACATATTGAATAACTCCAACCCCAAAATCAGTATCAACAACACATGATTTAATACTTGGGTAATGAGATTTAAAATTAACAAATGATTTCCAAACATCTCCATTCCATGCGATTGTTTCTCGTGGAATTAATTGAGCTTCATAACTAGTTGGATTACAATCATGCATCAGTATAAATCCACCATCAACAATATGTTTTAATGAATTTTCTATATCTTTTTTTACTTGATCAGCATGATGTAAACCATCAATGAATATAATATCATACTTAATATCATGTCCATCAATTAATTCAAAAAATTCATCTGATGTTATTGGGTAATTTGTTTCTGGTGCTCTAAATCCTTCAGCTGCTGGATCAACTCCATCTTTATGAGTTGCTTTTATTTCTCTAATATTTTCACCTTTGAATACCCCAATTTCTAAATAATTAACTAAATTATACTCATCAATTAAATAATTAATTATATCATGTCGTTTAACTTCACTATTTAAATATCTGATTACTTCTGGATGATCTAAGTTATTGGTATACATTATAATGTGTCGTAGTATGCGTTTTGTTTTTCCTGACGTTTAATATCTTTATGATGCCATAAAAATAATTCAGCTGGAATGTATGAAAGAGTTTTATGTCCTTCAAGTACTTCATGTACTTTATTTTTCCATTTTATATCACCATTATTTTTGAATATGCGATGCTGCCAATCTGGAAAGTTGATTAATTCCTTATTATCAATTTTCTGTACATTCCACCCCCACTTAGCAATATGTTCTGGAGTTAGCCCATCAACTGTATTACGTCGCGCAATATAAAATGATTCAGCTAATCCACGATTAGATTCAAATATAGCTGGTAAATATGCCCAAAATTCTTTAGATGGTAACTCATCAGCATCAATTTGAACAATGTAATCGCCCGTACAATATTCTAGGAATTGGTTCTTCCAATCAGCAAAATGACCATTAAAATCTAATTTACGCCACGTTTGTACATTTGGTAATTTATTGAATGAAAGTAAGTACTCCAATACTTCAGGAGTACCATTTTTTTCATCATACAAGATAACGATTTCATCTTGTACTTGTTTATTTTCTAATAAATTGGGGAGAAGTTGTTTTATCTCCTCCAATTCATTACATACTGTTACTGCAAAACTAAACTTCATCGTCGTTTTTAATTAATGTTGAATAAGCATATAAAGCGGCTGGAAACATTATATTAGGATATACAACTGAATTTTCCATATCTAATTTATGAGTTTGTCCTACTAATGCTTTATCATTTTCTCCAATCAAAACATATTTAGCTACTCTCCACCCCCAATTATCAGCATTCTTTCCATCTGGAAATAACATAGCTTGATTTTGTTCGTTTAATACTGTTGGATACCATACAAATCCATCATCATCAATTAATTTTAAATCTTTAAACAATTCAGGTTGGGATTCATAAATTGACTTTTCCAAATCAGTCCTATCGACCATACCTTCATTAGTTTGGTATCCACAACTTTGACAAATACGAGTATTAACTCCCTGCATTTTAAGTGCTACTACTGATTTATCAGTTCCACAAATAGGGCAATCAAACATTTCTTCCATTATTTACTGAGTTTAGGTAATTCTAGTTTATTTAGTTTAGGTAATGTAAGTGGGATAAATTTAGGTACTGGTTGTGTTTTTTCATCTAGAATTTGACTTAATCGCTCAGTCATTTTATCTAATGAAAATTTAGTTTTAGATATGTTTGCTTGTTTTTTAGCTAATGGAAGATATTTTTTATAATTTTCAAATACTTCTTTTAAAGCATATCCTGCTTGTCCATCATTTGGAGCAAACCATTGCGATTCAGCAATTAACATATTAGGTACTACTGCAGATGCGTGTATATTTTTTAATTCACCACCAACTAAAATTGCAGCCTCTTTATCTAAGAAATCAATATGACCTGACCATCCAGAAGCAATTACTGGTTTTTCTACAACTGAAAATTCTAATAATGGACGACCGAATCCTTCACCTTTAGTAAACGACACCATTGCTTTTACTTTAGAATGATTGTATAAATCATTAATATCCTCATCCTCTAAATCACCATGTAGTAAATAAATGTTAGGTACACGACCTTTTACTGTTTTACGAACCGCTTCAATTTTTTCTAACATTGAGTTACGATCCATAATTGAAGTTGTAGCTGAATTAGTTTTCATAATTAAAGCAGGAGCATTAGTTTTACCTTTAAATACCTCTAAAAATGCTTTAATCATATACCCAACATTCTTTCTATCCTCACCGAAATCACCCTGTAGCCAATGCCCTACAAACAAAAATGCAAAATCTTCTTTAATTTTAGATATTTGTTGTACTAGATCCGTTTGTGATGGAGGTGTTTTAAAATATTTATTTAAATCTACACCTTCAAATAATGTTTCAACTGGAGCTGTTAATTTAATAATAGCTGTTGTTTTATTTGTTATTTTATCCTTCTGCTCGAATTGGCTATTCTCAAATACTGTTTTAGCATGTTGGGATGATACTAAATTTAAATCCATTCTATTACATCCTTCAAGCCAAGACGGATCACATATTGTAGTTTCAATACCTGCTGTTACGCCTATATTTAAATGTTTACCTACCTTCTGGAACTCATTAGGTACTGTAATCTGAAACCAAGCATCAGGTTGTGTTGTCATTTGAGGAATGATACGATCTAATAGATCTTTTTCATTTTCAATTTCCTCATTTAAGAAACCAAATGGAGTAGATCCCCAACGTTGAGATAATAATTTAATATCCCATTCATCACCTTTGGCTTTAATTAACGATTTGATAAAATCTCTTGAGCGTGCACCGTAGCCACTAAATGTGTCTACGGGTGAGCTTACTATACATAACGGCTTATTCATGTTCTGCTACTGGGTATTTTAAGTAATTTGGTTTATAATCTTCAATTTTAATTAGGTCAAATAATGAGCGTGGAATCCATGTTTTAAATGTTTCATCAATACCCTCAATAACATTCACACACATATTTTTAGCTGTCATCATTGATTCGTCTGATGTTACCCACTCGCGAGCAGCATCACCTAATTTAGCATATTCATTAGCATCTTCCATTTTCAGAGCATATGCTGATGCTAATTGATTAGCTACATCTCTAAAATCACATCTATCATCAAAGATATATGGAGTTGGAGGAGATCCGATCAATGAAACGTTACTTGGAAATACTGGGAATGCCCATTTACCATGTTTTTTATATTTACCTAAATGATTCGATCCGAATGATTCTGTAAATTTGATCCAATTGCCATCTTCATCCTCAAAACGCATTTGATCTTGCATACCTCCGGTTACATTTGCCAAAATCGGAGTACCCGCCATCATTGACTCGGTAAGCGATAATCCCCAACCTTCATTCGAGGATATCAATGCTGTAATATCAGCTAAGTTATAATACTTATTTAATTGTTCTGTATTGATTTTCTGATTAGAGATAAAGATATTTTGTTGTTTATCTCCCATTAACATTTCAATTACTTTAGGTAAATCAGTACCATTATCATCAACAGCGTCTGTATGCATTATTAAAGCACATCTATCGGCTTGTTGTTTTGGTAATGTATCTAAAAATGTTTTAAATCCTAAAATTAAATCAGATGTAGACTTACGTCTTAAATTACGGGCATTATGGAATGCTATAAAATCATATTCTAATTCCCCGAATACTTGTTTTTTGAATGATTTGAAATCATCTGATGTTTTATCTAATGGGTAGTATTGTTTTTCATTAATTCCATGAGGAACATATTTAATCAATCTATCCTTAGCAACATCACCTAATACTACGTGATTGATATTTTCTGTTTGTTTTGAAATAGCAAACAATGTATCACATGACTCGTAGTATGGTTTATTATACAATGGATAAGGTAAATCATCCCAAATATTTAAATAAATGATTGGCATTTGAGCACGTAATTCACGCTCATGTTGAAATAACCATACCCAATAGCGTGGATCGGTAAATAACATGATCGCGTCTGGTTTTTCAATGTCTATTAGTTGACGAATAAATTCAATTGTACCGTATCCATCTGTTGGGTAAATCGTTACTGACGCGTCTTCAATACCGTTGTTTTTATTAGTATCTGAAGATAAATCTAATCGTTGACCTTTTTCTGGATGGTTAATAGCACCACCAACATTTACCCAATTAAAACGATGTGATGTGCCAACAACGATTTCTCTGGCCATTGTAGCAATACCAGATGTGAATCGAATGTCGTCGCATAGTAATAGAATTTTTTTCCTCTGATCCTTAGGAATGTAATTTTGCATAACTGATTATTTTGTGTTTATAGACTTCCTGACATTACTAATGCATTGTGGTCATGTATTTGTTTTTTGAATTCATCATTCGTTAAATACAAGTGCATAGCTCTGTTCATTAATTTCTGTAGATTGAATTTATCTTTTATAGAGGCCATTTTAAATCCCTCAAATAAGTCTCCGTGTACTTTTACACTTGTTAAGACTAATTGTTCATTTTTTCCCATTTTTGTATATTATTATATTTGTATATAAATATATAACAGAATTAGAAAGACGAATCTTTATTGCATAATTCTTTATTGTCTTTGAACGGACACCACTGACATGATTCCTTAGACACGTTTTTGACTAGCTCTGTTGACTTATAAGTGCCATCAGGGTTGAATACTGTATTGATAAATTCTGTAATGTGTGATACTGCTTTATTACGTTTGCCTTTACCTGAAGCGGGTTCAACGATTTGAATGCGTTTTTGAGGAAAATCAAGATTTTCATATAGTTTACGTTTAACGATGAAGAATTCTACATCTATTTGTTCTGGGTCGATATTATACTGTTTAGCGAAGTACTCCTTATATAGAATAATCTGCTGCATTTTTAGTTCGTCCTTCTTTTCCTTATCCTTCCATCCCATTTTGGATGTTTTAATATCGAATATCTTAATTTTATTTGTATTTTCGTTGTATAATACAAAGTCAATATATCCTTTTAAATAAACGTTAGGATGATTATCATCAATCGGTTGCACTAATGGCATTTCGATTCCAACTAGATCCCATTTTCTAGTACTGAAGTATTCGCCTTTATTCTTTTTAAAGTAATCAATAATAGCTAATCCGTCTTCATAATACTCTCGCATTTCTGATGGGGATGAAAAATGAATACCTTTATTTTCTTTAAGTGTTTTCTTGTATTCGTCTGAGAATGTCTGCTGGAAGAATGATTCAATATCAATTCGATCAGCTTCAGCACCACTAGTATCGAACATAACTTGAATATAGTGTTGCATTGCAACGTGAACTGATGTTCCGAAAACTGCGGACATTGATGGCTGATAGATACGATACCCTTCCCTATATTCTAGACCCCAACGAAATGGACATTTAGCATAAATAGAGAACTGAGAATATGATATTGTTTTATCATTTTGATAATTTATTTCTCTTACCGCTTTGTTTTTTATTTCCTTTAGCAGGGCGGGTATCGGTGTTTTGGCCATAACTGTTTAATATTTCTTGAAATTGATCGTTGCTTAATAAAGCAAGATAATCGTTTGCTTCTCTTTGAGATACTTGTAATAATGAAGATAATTTAGACACTTTATCCTTATCTATCTTCTCAGTTGCTGCTTTAGCATACTTAAAGTATTTTTTAGCTTTAGGTAATAATGATAAGTAAATATTATATACTTGTTCTGCGTTTAAATTAGGTATAGCTTGTACTTCATTAGCAAATACACAGTATTCAGAACTCATAGATAGGTACCTATGTAGCATGTAAACATTAATGCTTTTAATTTCAGCATCAGTTAACTTGCTATAAGGTACCTTATCGTATGATAAGTAAGATAATATCTTAAAGAATTCATTCATTATTCAGGACGTGGAAAACGTGAACGTTTTGGAGCATCGCTTACATCTTCAACTGATGGTGCTCCTGCTGATGGTTGGGATTTAGGCATAAATTGTACATTTACATGTCCACACTTATCACAAGCAAACACGGGAATAGGCATCATACCATCTTGGGCAGTTCCGGTAATAAAACGGGAAATACTGCGTAACAATACTGCTTCGTGGAATGTAGCGCTACCACACTCATCGCACGTTATCTCGGTAGTATCTTCGAGATTAATGTTCATTTTTACTGGATCCATTATTTAATTATGTTTATAATTGAGGCGATACACGCCATAAAATTGATTTCCTTATCTACTACTGTAGCATGTTTGAATTGGTATTCAGCTAATGTCATTGTAATTAATCCATTATCTTTACCTAATTCATCATATAACGCTCTATACATTGGTTCAAAGTCAGATAT